ACAAAAATAATAAAAAAATGAAAATAGAATTAGAAATTGATAGTATTAAACAAAAAATGTTTGAAAAGCTCCAGCCCAGTGGTTGGGATAAGTTTTTTAAATCTTACATATTTAGTTCTGAGTTTACAGAAGTTTTAACCAAGCTTTATAAGATGAGTAGTGAAGATAAAAGATTCACTCCACCCTTAAAAGATTTATTTACAGCATTTGAAGAATGTCCATACAATGAACTTAAGTTAGTTATAGTAGGACAAGATCCTTATCCAACTCTTGGTGTTGCAGATGGTATTTCATTCAGTTGTAGTAAGACTGGTAAATTACAACCAAGTCTTAGATATATATTTGATGAGATAAACAGAACCATATATGGTGGTAATGAGCTGTGTACAGATGTTGACTTAAAGCGCTGGTCTAATCAAGGGATGCTTATGCTTAATACATCTCTTACAACTGAAGTTGGTAAAGTAGGTAAGCATTATGATTTATGGCAACAGTTTACTGGAAACTTATTTGATCATCTTAACCATAATAAGAAAGAACTTGTATATATTTACATGGGTAAAAAGGCTCAAGAATGGGCTGAGATGATAAGTGATGATAACCACAAAATATTTACAAGCCATCCGGCAAGTGCAGCTTACACTAAACAAAGAGAATGGGATTCAGATAATGCTTTTCTAAAAGTACAACATCTAGTTGCAGAAGGTACAGGATATATAATTAATTGGTAGTATGGAAGATATATTTCTAAGGTTAATCAGGGAAGATATAACCCCTAATAGTTATTACATTTTACATTGTGTAAAACAAAGCATAATTCCTTGTTCTTTTGTAAACAAGGAACTAGAAGTAAAAAGATTAATTTCTGATGGTTGGTTAAATGAAGATTTGACATTAACAGATAAAAGTATTATCTTTACTACTGAGATTGACGGATTTTTTAAGAAGTCAAAAAAGAAAACATCTAAACTTTTATTGGGAGATAATTTTGAAGATTCTGTAAAGAAGTATTCAGAAACATTTCCAAGTATTAAACTTGCCAGTGGTAAGTATGCAAGATCTAACTCTAAAAACTTAGAAAATGCATTTAGATGGTTCTTTGAAACTTATGATTATGATTGGGAAACAGTTTTGTTAGCAGCAAAGAAATATGTTTTGGAATACAGGGAGATTAACTATCAGTACATGAGAACATCTCAATATTTTATTAGAAAACAAAACAGTGACAGAACTTGGGACTCAGACTTAGCTGATTATTGTGAGATGATTTTAAACAAGCCAGATGATGAAATAATATTTATAAAAGAAAGACTATTTTGATACAAATAAATTTTAAGAAGTTATTAATTGGAATTATAGGTAGTGCATGTCTGTACCTGATGATTAACAATTATATTGTAGAGTTGAAGATTTGGGAATATATAGCTATAGAAGCTATGATTACTATATCTCACCACCTCTATGAAAGAATTAAACCCTCAATGGAAGGAACTAAACAAAATTAATCTATAGAATATGTATAATGATGCAAGCCCTTTAAAGGCTGTGAGTGAAAGAGACGCTCTTAAAAAAGCACTCTTTAAAATGAAAGCTAGACGCAATGGTGAAATAAAGTCATTGAAGACAGCTTGGGTGAATTTTAACAATGCTTTTTGTGATGGTTTAGAATGGAGAACTATTACAGTTGTTGGTGCAAGACCAGGAACTGGTAAGACTTTATTTATGGAGCAATTGGTTAATGATGTCATAAAGATAAATCCTGACCAAAAGTTTAGAATATTAAAGTTTCAGTTTGAGATGCTAGATGAAACAAATGGTATTAGAAAATTGTCTATGAATGTTGGTTCTGATTATAATACTCTGATGAGTAAGGAAAAGCCTGTGGACAAGGGTATTTTTCAAAAGTGTGTTGACTTCTATGACAGTACAGAAGGGTATGACCTAGTAGATGTGGTATATGATCCATGTACAGTGGAAGAGATGTGTGCTACTATTCATGCCTATATGGAGAAGCATAAGACAGAAGATGGATACACAAATACTTTGATCACCATAGATCACTCAGCTTTATTTAGAGTTGGTAAGGGGCAGAAGGATAAGTTTGAAATGCTTTATACACTAGGTGAAGCCCTTACAGCAATGAAGAAGAAGTTTCCGGTAGCATTCTTAGTTCTTAGTCAGTTAAACAGAAATGTAGAAACTATAGACAGAACAAAAGATGGTACATATGGGAATTATATTCTTGACTCTGATTTATATGGTTCTGATGCTTTATTACAACATGCTGATGTAGTATTGGGCATCAACAAACCTTTTAACAGAAGAATTAAATTCTATGGTCCAGAAAAGTATATTATCAATGACCCAGATCTCTTAGTATTTCACATACTAAAATCAAGAAATGGTTTTATGGGTATGAACTTTTATAAATTGGACAACACTGTTATGAGACTTGTTGAAATTGATGCACCACCTACATCATCACATTAATTTTAAAATATGTATAATAGAAGAGAAAAAGAAAAAGAGTTGATGGAACATCACTCTGGTTATCTAGACAAACTGGGTTCTAGTTACCAATTTACTGCAAAGACTGCTTTTTATAGCAAAGGTAAATTTGGAAGGCAGATACAGTTATTTGAAAATGAACTGAATAAGGGTTCTGATATTTATGTAGAATTGGTAGATATTGTTAGAGATGCTAAGGGCATGGAAACAGATATGACTCCAATGTATTGGGAAAGACCACTATTTAAATGCAGATACAATCCTTATTTTAAGGAGGAGTATGAAGTTAAGGTTTCTACTAATTCAAGAGGAGAAGAATACTCTGCTTATGTCATACCTGTCTCAGAGTTGGTGTGTGTAAACAAGGGTTCTGAAGAGATTCCTTATAATGATTATGAGAAAAACAGAACATCTGAGCCAGTAGAGCAAAAGAGACTAAGTGTGTTTCCAGATTTTGAAGAGGAGTTTGTTCCCAAAATGAAAGACATAGAAGGCTCTGATGATGTATCTGCTATTTTGTTAGAGATTGCAGCTGGATTTCAGAAACTTGCAGTAGCATTTAAAAACAAATAACATGGGTATAGTACTTCCAACTAAAAAAGTAAAAGCTGATAGAGTTAATCCTAAAAGATTAATTATCTACTCTAAGCCTAAAACTGGTAAGACAAGTGCATTTGCTGGTCTTGAGGGTAATTTGATTATTGACTTAGAAAATGGTACAGACTATGTTGAAGCCATTAAAGTAAAAGCAAATAGTCTTCAAGAACTCAAAGAGATTGGTAAAGCAATTAAAGAGGCTAACTATCCGTACAAGTATGTTACAATTGATACTGTAACAGCTTTGGAAGATATGGTTATGCCGCTTGCTATTAACTTATATAAGCAAACATCAATGGGTAAGAATTATTCTGGAGACAGTGTTCTAACTTTACCAAATGGTGCAGGTTACTTATATATTAGGCAAGCATTCTTTCAAGTTTTAGATTTTATTGATACATTAGCACCCCAAATTATTTTATCTGGTCACATTAAGGACAAGCAGGTAGATGATAAAGGTGAGATGGTTATGTCTGCAAACATTGATTTGACAGGCAAAATAAAATCTTTAATTTGTGCAAATGCAGATGCTATTGGTTATATGTTTAGAAGAGGTGAACAAACTATTCTAAGCTTTAAAACTAATGAAGAGGTGACTTGTGGTGCAAGACCTGAGCACTTGAGAAATGAAGAGATAGTAATTTCTGAAATGGTAAATAGTGAGCTAATAACTCACTGGGAAAAAGTGTATAAATAATAAACAATAACAAAATGGGATTAAGTACAAAAGATCTAGTAAGTGAGAACAGTGGTGGTGGAATGGCAAAAACTATTGCACCGGGTAACCACTCACTAAAAATTAACAGTGTTGTGTTGGAGAACTTTCAATTTATTGATGGTGCTAAACACTTAATACTAAATGTTGAGACAGAACCAATTGATGGATTTGAAGGTTTTCTGATTGATAAAGATGATGAAAGCAAAGGAAGGTATAAGGGTCAGATTGGTAGAGTAAAAGCTAGTCAATATGCATATGCTGATGGACAAACAAAGTCTGGGATTAAAATTCAGAGAGATAAATCTTTGATGATGTTCCTTGCTAACTTGTCTAAATCAACTGGTATAATGAAATGGTTTGAAGAACAGGATAATAAATTTAATACCATTGAGGAGTTTGTAAAGAACTTCAGTGATAATGCTCCACTTAAGGATAAGTATTTAGACTTCTGTGTTGCTGGTAAAGAATATGAGAACAAGTCTGGTTATACTGCATATGATATGTGGTTGCCAAAAGCTGAAAATAATAAGTATGCTTATGGTGAAGAAGGTTCTGATAGAATTCTCAAGTATGATGAGGCTAAACACCTTAAAAAGATTGAGGTAAAACCAGTAGATAATTTTGGTGATGATGATGATGAATTTCCAACACCAGGAAGAACATCTTCTGACTTTAGTTTAGATTAACAACTCCTACATAATGGGGGGTTAATCTAGCTCCCCTTATGTACTAAATTGGGTTGCTATGATTTCTACAAAGAACTTAATATATGATTTAGCTGATGTTCCAAGAGAATGGGCATTTGAACACTATCTAAACCTTACAGAAAAACTTACAGGCCAAGATATTAAAATGAAGTCAGTGTTTAATACACGGGAGAAGACACCTTCTATGTGTATTTATATTGACAGAAATAGTATCTATAAGTTTAAAGATTTTTCTTCAGGTATTGGTGGTGACGCAATAAGCCTTGTCCAAAATCTATTTAATCTACCCACTAGAGGTTCCGCAAGTTATAAGATAATTGAAGACTATAACCAGTATGTTTTAACTAATGGTTGTAATACAATAAAGTCTTATAAACAACACAGTAAATTTAAAGTTACTGATTATGAAATGCGGCACTGGAATACTCTTGACCAAAAATATTGGATGGGATTTCACATTGGCTCTAGATTATTATCTAGATATAATGTTGTTCCATTGGAATATTATATAATGACAAAGACAGATGAAAATGATGTTGTGTCAAGTATAACTATCAAGGGTAATTATATCTACGGGTATTTTAGAGAGGACGGGACACTCTATAAAATTTATCAGCCAAAGGTTAAAGAAAGTAAATTTATCAAGGTAAGAGATTATATACAAGGTACAGAACAATTAGTATTTGATAAACCTTATTTAATTATAACATCTTCCCTTAAAGATCTGATGGCATAT